CGGTCCGCGTCGCCGCGACCGTGGTCTCGGCGTACAGCAGGCGGGCGTTGGCCTTCATCGGCACCGGGCTGATGTCGGTGTACAGCTCGCTCCACGGGCACCGCGCCATGCCGCTCTCGACCCAGAACGGGTTGCGGCGATAGCCGTTGGCGTCGACGGTCAGCCCGCTCGCCGCCAGCATCGGGTTCGCCAGCTCCATCTCGATGAAGTTGAACCCCATGAAGTTCGTGACGCGGCCGGACGAGTTGACCTTGCCGCCTTCGTCGTTGAACTCCTTCGACGCGATCGGCGTCTCGTTCATCAGGTCGTCGATCTGCTCGGCGGTCAGCACGATGTACCGCTTCTCGCTCATGTCGACATACGCCTGCGCCAGCTTCTTGCGCGCGGCGCGCAGCTTGGCGACGTTCATGCGCGTGGGCGTCCCGGCCGGGGCGCCCACGTCGACGCCGACGATCATGCTGGCGGGGAACACGTTGGCGACCAGCGATCCCTCGTCGCTGCCCGTCAGCATCGTGCCGAACAGGCCGCGCAGGAACGCGTCGTCCTTGGCACGGTTGATCGTGCCCATCGCGGTCATCATGTACCCGCTCTCGATCGCGATCTTGACCGCGAGCTTGTCGTCGCGATCGACCATGTCCGAATAGTATCGGGGGTTGGGCTTCGGGACCCACACGCGGCTGCCCGGCGTGTTGCCGATCGTGATGTCGCCGTGGCGGGTGTCCAGCTCCTTTGCCTGGACGTGCCCGATCAGGTCGTCCAGCTCGGCGAGCTTGCCCGAACACGGGCGGTTGATGCCCAGCCCCCACAGCAGCGGCTGCGTCTGCTGAAGGCTCAGCTTCAAGTTGTTGTGGAATTCGGTGACGAAGTGCGTCGGGATCTGGTTGGACATGGCCGTTCTCGCGAAACAGGATGGTGCTGCTTGCGATCGGCTTGCCCGGAACCCGGGGCCGCTCTATCGTTTCACGCCTGCGGTCGGCGGTCGCTCCACGACGGGGCCGGGGCCTTCCTGCCATGGCAGAATGGCTTGCCCGGACTGCCTACTAGGGGACGGCGACGCTCTGCTGCATCGCTCGGCGTGGAAGCACCGCCCCCGTTCGGTAGATGCCGTTATCCGTCCGTCATGGCCATTTCGTCAATATGCCAATGTGGCTTATCGTTCCGCCGCGGCCTCGCGGTCGGTGAAGAACGCGACGGCCTTGTTCAGCCGCTGCCATTCGGCCTGCTCGGCGGACCCCTTCACCTTGACCGCTGCCGCCTTGGCCGGATCGGCGATGATCGCGTCGATCCGCGATTGCGCCTCCGCCTTGCTGGCGATGCCGAAGCTGCCGCCCGACCCGCTGCCCAGCAGCCCGTCCTCGGCGCCGACCTGTCCCATGCGCAGCGCCAGATCGAGGAAACGGTCGCTGCCGATCCCGCGCTGGATTGCCGCCACGTCGTCGATCTTCAGTCCGAACGCTTCCAGCCCGCGCCGCGCCAGCGTCAGGTTGCGGTCCTTGTCGGCGCCCCATTCCTTCAGCTTGGTGTCGCGCAGGCCATCCTGCCGGTCCTTCTCCGCCGATTGCAGCGTCAGTTGATGCTGAACGAACCCGTCCGCCATCGCCTTGAAGCCCTCGGCGGGCACGCCCGCATCCAGCGCCAGCTGGCGCATCGGGTCCAGGAACGTCTGGTCCAGTTCCGCGCCGTCCGGCGCGGCGCTCACCTCGTACTTGTCGGCGCTGTCAGGCACCCCGATCGCGGTCCGGAACGCCGCTCGCTCGTCGTCGGTCGCGTTCTCGCCCGGCCGTACGATCACGCCCTTGCCCGACAGCTGCCGTTCCAGCTCGCGCGCGCTCGAAGCCAGCGCGTTGATGTCCTTGTAGCCCTTGGACTTAACCCAGTCGCGAGGGGAGGGCGCATCGCCCACCGCATCGCCGGAGAACGCCGCCAGCCAGTCGTCGGCACCGCCGGCATCTCCGCCCGGCGCATCGCCGCCATCCCCGCCGCCCGGCTGACCCGCGTCGCCCTGCTGCTGCTGACCGCCCGGCGCACCGCCGTCGCCGCCACCCTGCTGCCCATCGCCGCCGAACAACCCGGCTGCGCCCCCTTCTTCAAAGGCCATCGTCCACCTCCATCGGAACCAGCCGCCGGACCTGATCGTCCGTCAGGCTCAGATACTTCGACAGGCGCAGGAACACCTCCCGCCGCCCCGCCATGCGTGCCATCTGCATCGCATCGGCCCGGAACACCGTCTCGTCCGCCGCACAGAAATCGCGCAGCTCCGCCAGCACCACCTCGCGATCACGCGGGGTCGCGCCGCCCAGCGTGAACACCGCCCGGAAACACCGCGCCCGCCCCAGCGCCAGTCGCCGCGCCAGCGTCTCCGCCAGCCGCCGCGCCGCGGCTTCGGCTGCCTTGTCGAGCCGCCAGGGGTCGGGCTGATCGCTCATGCGCGAACAGCCGAGAGCGGAGGCAGCAGTGGCGCGACCCAGCGGCGGATTTCGCCGATGGCCCTTGAGATCTCGCACGTGCGCTCGCGCAGGATCGCGTATTGCGCAGGATCAAGCAGGACGATCACAGCCCACCCCCGATCTGGTTCGCCTTGGCAAGGTCCAGCGCCGCGCCCGCCGCATCAGGCAGCGCGACTGTCGCCTGCGCCATCGCCGCCTGCTCGCTGCGCGCCTCGCGCTTCGCCGCCACCTCGTCCGGCGTCGCCACCCAGGTCGGCCGCACCGACAACACGTCCGCCAGCCCCGGCATCGCCTGGTCGGTGCGGATGTAATCGAACACCTCGGGGCTTTGCATCGCACCCGCGATCTGCACCGCCACCTCGACCCACCGCGTGAAGCCCGCGGCTTCCTCGGCGCGCTTCATCCGCGCCAGCGGGTTCTCGTACACCACCAGCGCCCCCGCGCCGGCCTCGCGCATCACCGGCGGGCGCGGGTCGATCTGGCCCGCCCGCTCCAGGATGTCGAGCTCGCGCGCGATCATCGGCGCCAGCTTCTCGGTCTCGTGTCGGCTGGTGAACGGCGCGACCAGCACGCCCTGCTTCTGGATGGTCTCCAGCACCTGCGTCGCGGTCATCCGGTCGCTGGGCTCGGTCAGGATCTGGAACAGCTGCTCCAGGAACGCGTCCTTCACCGGCTGGCGCTCCGCTTCCTGCATCGCCATGCCTTCGGACAGGTTGCCGCCATGCGGGATCGGCGCGACCAGCAGCCGGCCGAACTCGTCGACCAGCCCGGGGTTCAGCCCGCCCGGCCGCGTCACCAGCTTGCCGATATCGCCGTCGTCGAAGAACGCCAGCGCCGGGTCGACCTGCTTGTGCGCCGACCGCAGCATCGTCATCGCCATGCTGTGCAGCGTCTTGACGTGCCCCAGCACCTTCATCGCCGGGCTGCGGCCATAGACCTGCCCCGGGCTCACCATGTTGCGGCTGACCGCGATCGGCATCGACCGATACCCGCCCGACCGCACCACCTGCCTGCCCTCGATCGAGATGTACCGGCTGGCATAGGGCATGCCCTTGTGCCCCGGATGGCCCGGCTCCCAGTCGGCGCGCGGGCACACGACATGCAGGAACGGGAACTTGTCAACCGCCTTCGCGCCGCCATCGTCCATCACCGAACGGACGATCTTGTCGGGCAGCGCCTCGGTGCCGAACATCTGCGCCGCCTGCCGCGCGGTCAGCTCGAACTTGCGGTGCACCGTGTCGACGCGCCCGCGGAAATCCTCGGCGATGAACACCTCGGACAGGTGCAGCGCCCGATAGTACAGCCCGACGCCTGCCTGTTCGTCGATCCACAGCGGCGCCGTCCCGTACTTGCCCGTCTGACGGATGTCGGCATGCGCCTGCATCGCGAACCCCGCCCACGGATTGTACCGGCACGCGAACAGCCGGTCGGTCGCATGCTCGCACCACCGCCGCACCGCCGGATCGCGGTTCAGGTCCTTGTCCGTCGGGATGATCCCGTGCCAGCGCGACCCGTCTGGGATCGTCAGCCCGGCGATACCCGCGGTGAACCGGTCCAGCCCCTCAGTCGCGGTCGCGTCGAACTGCGCCGCAGACCGATCGACATACCCCTGCTGCCCCGAAAACCCGCCCGCCAGCTCCGGGTCGATCCAGTCGTCTACCTCGCGCCACGCCGCCTCGTACGGCGCCCGCGTGCGCTCCATCTCGTCCTGCCGGCGCAGGTCGGTGGTGACGATGTCTTCGGGCGGCAGGACGGCCATGTCAGCTCCAGGCAAGCGGGTGGAGCGCCGCCCAGACCGCGAACGCCGCCAGCATCGCGCCGGTGACGATCCGCCGCCAGGACAGCGCTCCGAGCCGCATCAGAACGCGATCGTGTCGGACAGCCCGACCGACTGCCGGGCGGGGATCAGCACCGGCTCGGGCAACGCGGTGTACGCCACCTGCTTGCCGTCGCTGCCGAACAGCGCGAACCCGTCGATCGTCACCGTCTGGTCGGGGGTGAACACCACCGGGCGACTGAACTTGAACTGGTCTCCCGTCTTCGCGAAGTCCGTGCCGATCACCGCGATCCCGCCCAGCCCGGTGACCTCGCGTCCGGTGTACGACGGCACCACCTCCAGCTGCCCCGGCGCACCGAACAGCGCCGCCAGGCTCGCCCGGTCCGCGACCGGCAGGCCATCGTCGATCTTCCGCGCCTTCGCCGGGGTCGCCGCCGCGGGCTTCGTCGCCGACAGCTTCTTGTTGGCGGCGTCCAGCTTGCCCTGCAGGTCGTCGCGCTCCTTGATCAGGTCGGCGATCTGCTTGTCCTTGTCGGCGCTCGCGCCGTCGTTGCCCAGAATACCCATCATCTTCCTCCTCGTTAACTGCCCAGCGTCGTCTTGCCCGTCGCGGCCGGCGCGACCTCCGCCCCGCCAGCGCCCATCAGCACGTCCGCCGCCCCGCCGCGCCGTCTGCGCAGTTCGTCGGTCGCGCCGATCGCGCCGATCGCGTCGTCGCGCGTCGGCGTTGGCAACGGCGCGGGCAGGCGCGGTGTCTTGGGCACCAGCCCCAGCAGCTTCAGCGGCGCGTTGATGACAGACCCGATCTGTCTCACGACCGTGCTCCCATGCCGCTGTCGTTGGTCACCACTCGCCGGCTGCGCCCGCGGCTAGCGGGGCCCGTCGCGCCCAGCTCGACGCCGCGCTCGACCTCGAACGCCAGATATCCCAGCGCGTCCATCACGTCCGAATAGCCCTGGAGCTTGAGCGGCTTGCTGTCGAAGCGACCGCCCGCCTCGCTGCCCACCGCCACCCGCCGCCATGCGTACTTCGTGTTGAACGCCTTGCGCAGCACCACGCAGCGCGGATGCACCCACAGCCTGGGCGCTCCCCCGGCATAGCCGGTCACCCGGTCGCGAACGACCTTCAGCCGCGGCTCCAGCGCGTTGCCCGGCACCCGCGCCTTGCGCACCGGCAGCCCTAGGCCCTTCGCGAAGTCCTGCCGCCACGACCGATGGTTGATCGCTTCCTCGCCCGCCGCACCCGCCGGGTCGCACGTCACCAGTTCGACCGCGTATCCGGGATACCGAGTGGCGAGCCGCGCCTTCAACTCGCGCCCGAACGCCTCGCCGCCGATCTGGCTGACTTCGATCGTCCCGTCCTTGTCCTCGAACACGCGCGCCAGCTCGTCAAAGCAGCGCAGCGTGTCCGTCGCGGGATCGAGCTGACACAACGCCGCCGCGGCCAGCAGGCCTTGGTCGGCGCCAATCAGGATCGGCAGACCGGGGATCATCTCGAAATTGCGGACATGCCCACGCGGATCGGTCGGATGGGTCGACAGGTCGTCGTGGAACTCGGGGAATACCGGGGTGCCATGGCGGATCGGACCAACGCGATTGTCGATCAGCCGCCGCTTCATATCCGGCCTAAGTAGCGCAGATTGCTTGGTATAATAGCTGCGCCCGCCGGGGAGGTTGGTCAGGTTTTCCGCACCTTCATCCATCCCGCCGGGCTGGCGAAAGAACTCGATTAGCGGGCGCCCCTCGTTTAGGTCGCTGCCCAGCGCCTCCGCCATTGCCGCGTCGATCCGCGACGGGCCGTCGATCCCGAACAGGCTGACGACGTGGTTGTCCTCTTCCGGCGCGTTCCAGTCGCCGAAGATGAACGGCCAGGCACATCCGCCCTCCATCGCGCTTGGATACCGTCCGACGCGGCCGGCCCCGATCTCCAGGATGGTCGCGGGCAGCAGGTCCCATTCGTTCGGCCACAGCCACGTCAGCTCCAGCCCGCGCAGCACGTCCTCGACCGCCTTGTCGCCGATCGCGGTGAAGATCACCTCCATGTCGAGCTGGTGGTACCCCGGGGTGCCGGGGACGCCGCAATCCAGCGTGAACGCGTGCGTGCGCGGCGCCTCGCCCGACCAGCGCCCCAGGTCCTTCGGGAACCACTGGTGCCAGGACTTGATTACCGTGCGGTCGAGGTTAGGATAGGTGTCGCGCACGATCGCGCCGCGGCATTTCTTGACGTGGCAGCCACGCTGCGCATCCCAGACGGGCTTCTGCATCAGCCCGATCCGGACACCTTTCGCGATGCACTCGGTGGTCTTGCCCCCACCGACCGGGCCCATGATCCCGGAGATGAAGGCACGGCTACGCCCGAACCCGGCTGCGACTGGGCCGACGGGCGTCATCAGGCGGGAAGGACCGCTCATGCCCACCCCGACCCGATTTTGATGATGGTGGATAGCGAACCCGGCTGAGCAGCCATGCCGGTACGGGCGGAAGCCGCATCGCGAAAAATGCGGGACGCGTCGTGCGCGGCACAGCGGGGAGAGGGCGCGCGGCGCTTGGGGGGGTGCCGGGGGTCGCCGGCCGAACACCCCCCCGGGGGGGTCAGGCGAGCACGCGGGCGCAGCCCGGAAGGCTGTTGCGCGCTGCCCGTAAGGCGCTGGCGATGCTCGCCTTTTCGCTGGCGTTCCGACACGATCATTCCGACTTGCCCGCTGGCTGGTCGATAAGCCGTTGATCTGGCTGACTTTCCGCGAACGCCAGCACCGGCTCCGCATCCGCCCCGCCCAGCGGCATGAACGCGACCTCGCCGTCGCCGCCCTGCATGATCAGCGTCATGTGCCCGGCCCCGCCGGTCGGCACCTTCGCCGCCATCTTCGAGTGCATGTACGGCGCGACCTCGGCCATGCAGCGGATCTGCATTCCCATCGCCTCGGCCTTCGAGCATCCCAGCTCCGCCGCCAGCAGCTCGACCGGCCGCGAGGCGATGCGCTGCATCCCCACCAGTGGGTCAGGCCCGAATTGCCCCAGGTAGCGCGCGGTGTCGGCGGTGCGGCGGTTCTTCGAACCCGCCTTGCGCCCGCCCCGCCCCGCGCGCCGCCGCCACTCGACGACCGCCTGACCCATGTCGCCGCCCATCTCGGCCGCGATCGCCAGTACCTCCTCGGCATCGGGCAGCGCCAGGTGCGGCTCCGAGGCGGACAGGTCGACGAGCTCGCCCTGCGCCCCGGAAATTTCGCCGCCGTCGCCCGCCTCGGACACCCAATACACCCCTAG